GATATTGCAGAGGGCACCATTTTAAGGGTTCCATATGGCAACTAATACAAACACCCCTGCACAAAAGAACTTTGTATGGAACTCTAACGCAAAGGATAGCGACTTTACTGCGTCATTTCCTAAAGCACCTGACATGGAGCTTATTTTAATTGGAGCTGAACTTCTTCAAGATCCAGATGAACACGACCGTTTAGTTCTTCACTATAAAGGAAAACCAACTAATAGAAAAAATGCTATTGTATCTGGAGATCCTATAGTTTTTACCTACCGCTCAGGAAAATTAAAGTCTACTTGGAACGGGTATATTCACCATGTGCGACAAGACAACTCCCACAAGGGTGGCAATACCGACATTATATGTGTAGGTGCATCTTGGGTTTTAAAAAACACTGATCAAAAAATCTATAAGAACGTTACAGCAGATCAAGTTATTTCTAAGATTGCTAAGAAAAATAGCTTAGAAGCTGTTACCCAGAGAGACCCTAGAGTTCGTGCTCAGGTATCTCAATCAGGACAAAGTGATTGGCAGCTATGCCGAAGCTTAGCCAAACAAAATGGGTTTGCTTTACGTACTGAAAATACCACTATAATTTTTGTATCTAAAAATAAAATTTATCAAAGCCAAAAAAACTCAGCACCCTACTTTAACTATGTTGACGATGAGGTTGGCGGTGTAGTTCCTGCGTCACTTCGTATGACAGGTACTATTCTTTCTTTTGAACCATCAATTTCTGATCAAGCTCCAGAAAATTCTGGTCGTATAGACAGAGTTGTAAGTGGTGTTAACACTCATACTGGGGCAGCGGTTAAAGCTACCCATACCCACGTTGCACCTGCACCAGGAAATGCTGGCGTAGTTATACCAAATAAAAGTTATTTTGCCAAAAAATTGGGGGCATGATGAGTAACTTTTCATCTAATAAATCTGACGGTACGCAAACAGCGCTTTTTAAAACCCATTATCCTCACGAAGTTGTTAAAGATTTAACTAACTCTAAGCAGATAGCCCAGTCCTATAGCGATACTAAAAAGTATCAGCATAGGGCAAAAGTAACTATTGTAGGACATGCAACTCTTCGTCCTTATGACCCTATTTATTTAGACGGCCTCCCTAATGGAATGTCTGGTTATTGGACTGTTCTTTCCGTAGAGCATGTTTTTGGTGGGCGTGTAGCAAAGTATTTAATGAACATTGAGGTAGGAACAGACGTCATAGGAGATGTAGATTCAAAGGCAAAAGATCGGGCTGACACTAGAGACGTGCAAAGCGATTTTGCTAATCAGTCTTTAACAGTAGCGCCTGCTAAAATTAGTGAGTATAACCTTTCCCCTAACTCATCTACCGTCAGCCCAAAATATGGGGTCACGCCTAAAACAGCAATTCAAAATTTATCACAAGTTGCTGTACCAAAAGTTGCCGGGGCAACGGCTTTTAGAGATTTAGCTCCAAATATATCTGGAGTAAAAAAGACAGTACAATGGGTGGCTACTAGTAGTGGAAGGGTATTAAAATGAGTAATGGTAACGATTCTGAATACATGATGGACCCACAAGGTCGTCCTCGTTTTTACGGCATTTATTCTGGGCAGGTAACTGGTGTTAACGATCCTTTAAAGCAAAATAGAATTCAAGTTTTAGTACATGGACCTACAGGAGTTGAGTCTCATAACTGGGCTCCGGCATGTTTGCCTATTACATCTTCGTCTTATCATCCAGACCATCAACCACATACAGCTGCACAGATTGCCGCCCTACTAACAACTACCGCAGCTACAGTTAGCGGTGGTGGTGGAGGAACAGTCCCTGCTTTGACTGTTGTTGCTAAGAGTGGTGGCGGTCAATTAAACCATCCACATACTACTACAAAAACTTTAGTAAATAAAAACGTTGTGGTTTCCTCACCCACAGCTACAACGGACGCTTTAGAAACAAGCATATATACTACTGCTAGCGGCTTAAGCGCTCCAGGAACTACTAGCTCATCTACTAGTAATAAAGTTCCAGAGCATACTTTTCATAGAACTTTTCCGGCTGTAAACCAATTAGTCTGGGTTATGTTTATTGCTGGAGACCCTGATCACCCAGTATGGATAGGAGTACAGTCATGAGCAAAGCACTTAGCTTTCCCTACACTATTAGTCCGGCTGGAGTAGCTCAATATACAGAGTCTCCTGCTAAAATTTATTTGGATAGAGTGTTGACCCTATTATCGTTTTACGTTGGGCAACGCCCAATGCAGCCAACCTACGGGGTTGACTGGAGCAGAACCCTATTTGAAAATAATAGCGATGCTAGAATTGCCATCCCTATTGCCATATCCGAGGCAGTCTCAAAGTGGATTCCTCAGGTTAGCGTAACCGCAGTAGACTTTGCTGGAGAAAATACTGATGGTACTGAAAACGTTATTGTGTCTCTAAAGCTTCCAGATGATACACTTACGTCCTTAACAATTAACACTGGAACAATTAACTACAACGGAACCACGACAGCGGGGTATTAAGATAATGCAAATTGACTATACATCTAGAGATTTTGCTGCATTAAAGGCGGACTTGGTTGATCTAATCAAGGAACGTACCAATACTACTTGGGACCCTACCGACTACTCTGACTTAGGCAACGTGTTAGTTGAAACCTTTGCTTACATGGGCGACATCATGTCTCACTATTTAGACCGTATTGCAAATGAAACTACTATTGATACAGCTATTCAACGTAAGACTTTGTTGTCTTTTGCTAAGCTGTACGACTATGTAATTTCTGGGCCAACCCCATCTACGGTAAATGTAACCTTTACTAACATTAGTAATAGTACGCTTGATATTCCAACTGGAACTCAAGTTATGGCACCTCTTTCTTTTGGTGCTTACTCTGAAGTATACTTTGAAACTACTACCTCAGCTACAGCAGTGGTTCCTGGCGCATCAATTACTCTTCCATGCCAAGAAGGAAAAACAGTAAATACAGATAAGCCTGACTTAATTGATAGTACATACAATGTTGCTTTGCCAGCTAACCTTGGCACATCCGACGGTAGAGCTACGCAATCGTTTACAATTCCTGAGCCGGGAATTGTAAATACTTCTATTACTGTATATGTAGGTCAAGGAGTTGCTTTTGGTAACTGGACTTATGTAGATAACTTATTTGAATCTGGCCCTAATGATAGAGTGTTTACCACTACCCCAAATGAAGACGGAACAATTGATGTTGTCTTTGGTGATAACGTAAATGGGGCTATTCCACAAAGTGGACAACTTATTAGTGCAACCTACAAAGTAAGCGTTGGATCCGCTGGAAATATTAAATCGCTTTCTATTACAGAACTTACATTTTTTCCTGGTAATTTAGATCCACAGATTACTTCTTACTTCACTGTTTCTAACAGCGCTCCTGCATCAGGAGGTACTGATGGAGACACTGTAGTTAATATTAAAAATAAAATTAAAGCTGCGGTTTCAACAAGACGTAGAGCCGTAACTTTAGAAGACTTTGCTTACCTTGCAAATCTTGCCGAAGGAGTTGGTAAGTGTAGCGCGGCGTCAAGTGTGTACACTAATGTCAACTTATATGTACAACCTTTAAATGATGGACAAGCAGCAACAGGATATCCTCAAGCAAACATTATTGGTATTGCTACAACCGGTACAGCAGTAACTTTTGCTACTGACACCAATCACGGATTTGCCGTTGGAAACACTGTTAACATATCTGGAGTTAACCCTGTTGCGTATAATTTACAGAATGCCGTTATTACAGCAGTACCTTCAACCGTAACCTTTACAGTAGCTAGCACCCTTACTACAGCATATGTTCTTGGAGGATTAGCCGTTTCTTTAACTCCTACATCTGCCTGGACTAATCTATCTTATGATGTTGCAAGTTACATGTCAGATAAAATTTTAGCTGGTACAACTTTGAGTGTACTTCCCCCAACTTACGTACCAATTTATTTAACGGCTACCGTAACAGCAGACTCCGCATGGAAAAATTCAGATGTAAAACTAGGTATCTACCAAGCAATGCTAGGTGAAACAGGCCTGTTCTACTATGATAACAATACCTTTGGAAAAACAATTCCTTTGTCTACAATTACGGCTGCAATTCAAAATGTTCCTGGGGTATCTTCAGCTACAGTAACTCAACTGTCTAAGGATGCTTCTGGATCAGTTGGAACTATTTCTTTAGCGGCAAACGAAATACCATACCTTTTATCTACTAGTCTAGTCACAACAGTATCTGGTGGAATCTAATAAATGGCAAAATATGGCACAAGACGATATGGTTCTGGAGTACGCTACGGCGTAACTTCTGTAGTAAGTGTTTACTATCAATCTAATATTTTTGCTACATCAACAGACTATCAAACAATTAGGGTTGTCTGGGACCCAATTGTGCCTGATCCTAATGACCCGTCACCTACACATTGGGCTTTAGTTAAAAGCTATTCTGGAAGTTTAGACGACCCTGATAATGGGATTATTCTTGCTGGAGGTAGCTACTCATCTATTAGCACCTCTTTTACTGACGTTATTACAGAAGTAGAAGACTTAGAAGTTTCTTATTCTATCTGGTTATTTAATGGTTCAGGGTGGAAATTTTGTGGAACATCTTATGCAATACTAGTTGGAGAAAAAAATTCTTTAACTAAAATGTCTAGCTGGCTTCCTAAAACTTGGCTTAATCAAGTAGACGGTACTGGAGAAGGGCTTTCAACATATAACACTAATAGTTTAGTTACTACTTTAGGTGTTTTTTCCTTTATGTATGATTATCTACGAGTACAAGGAAGTATCCTAGCAAACTCTCTTGACCCATTTTATACACCAAGTGCTCTGTTAAATGCAAAGACAACAAGTTTAGGTCTTCAATATGAAGCTGCTTTGGGAGACATTTATAATAGATCTTTAGCTGCTACAGGTAATATTATTAATTCATATAAAGGCACTTCTCAAAGTCTTACAATTTATACAACAGCCTTAACGCACTGGGGTGCAACATATCGTCTTGGTCATAACATTATGCTTGACTATAACGACTCTTCTTTTGAACAATCTGTTGGAAGATGGGGTGTTTCTAGCGGAACACTTTCATCAACTACATATAGCGCCGCTGGAGTTTCTGCTCCTACTCCTTTTACAGACATAGCTAATCCTGTAAAATCTCAAGGTTTAGGAAAATTAATTACGGCAGCTACAACACCAATAGTTATGTCTTTGCCTGCTTCCGGTCTTGATATTAAGACTAACGGAATCCCTATTTCAGGAAACACACGGTATGTTTTTTCTGGATATGCTAGACGTACTGCGGTAGCAACGACTGTTTCTGCAACTATTACTTGGTATAATCAATTTGGAAATTCACTTGGAACCACTTCTGCCGGTACAGCTCTTACAACAACTACTTCTTTTGCTGAGTTTACTAGTATTTCAGACTCTGGAAGAAACGGAAAACTTTCTCCCCTAACAGCAAAATTTGCTAAAGTTACCCTTACAATAACCCCTGCCTCTGCAACATCTAATATTGTTTACTTTGATATGTTACAGTTTTCAGAACCAGAACACAGCTTTATGTATGAGGATGCCCGTAAAATTTACATAGATGTTGCTGGAGAAAAAGAAAATTATTTCTTTAATCCTGAAATGGAGTACGGTCTAAGTTCTTGGGCACCTTTAAATGGGTCTTTAAGCCAAGATACAGTAAAGACTGCGGCGCTTATTCATGGAACCCAGGTAGCAAAGTTAACCTCTACAGCAACTGGCACCACAGCTATTATCTCAGATTGGGTTGCCATTGAACCTGGACAAGAAATTATTGCTAGTGCCTATATTCTTGGCTCAGCCGCTAGAACTATAAAAGCACGTTTAGAATTTTCTAATCAACCTACTAGAGAACTACAGTCCTCAATCCTATCCGATGTTGATGGTCAGTATTATACTACTGATATATACACTATTGATAGTGATCCTTTTACGCTATCAACTACTGTACCTACCCAGGTATATGTAAAGGGTGTTACACCTCCTTTTTCTAAAGACGCTGGAAATCCTCTAGTAAAAGTTAGTTTCTATTCTACAGACAACATTGCAGGAGATTCTTATTGGTTAGATGGTGGGCTTCTTGAGAAGTCTTCTATTGTAGATCCTTTCTTTTCTGGGGACGGCGGAGCAACTATTTCTAACCCTATAACTCAAAAGTATTATGCCCCAGCAGAT